CCATTCCAGTTACTTGTTGGTCTATTGTTATTGCCATTATCTAATAATATTAAACTGTAATTCGTCTACAAGTATCTCAGATAGGTTTTCTAATAACTCGTCTAACTTCCCATCTTCTATTACACTTGTGGCCCATCTAGTGCCTCTTATACCTTTTTTAAGGACACTTCTAGCTATTGCATACGGACTTATCCCTTTATTATTTGCATAGGCTTGAAATGCGCTTGCTGGAGGCATCTTGTCTTTATAACTAAATGGACTTTGTGGTGCTCTTTCACTGCTCTCCTTGCCTCTAACACCTTCATCTACATAATCCCCGTAATCGTTCCACTCAATTTCTAAAACTAATCCACCATCTTTAAAGGATATAGGAAGTGCTAGTATGCTTTGTTCTAATTCACCCCTTGCACCCTCCCATTGCTTCAAATCTAGGCTATCTTGCAATGCCTTTTGTAGTCTAGTACCTAAGTGTGCTAATGCACCTTTTGCTGAAACTTCTACTACTTCTGGCAGCTCTCTTCCTAGTTCATTAAGTTGGTCTAATCCTTTTACACCCATTATTAATAAATATAAAATAAGCGTTTTGTAACAGCATAAAAAACCCCCAGCAAATTAATGATGAGGGTAGACATGAATACCTCTAGGGCTTCTTATTTAACTGCTGTTTAATTAACTTCTGTTTGTCTTTCTCTTGGGCTAAGATGTTCAAAAACTCTATAACTCCTAAATCTAAATAGTAATTTCTTTTAGTATAGTCGCCATTACATAGATTATCTAGTGTTGCTGCCCATCCATATCTTTCTGCATACCATGCGCTGTCGCTGTCAACTCCTCCGCCATCTTTTCCAAATAGGTTGGTATATCTTCCAACAATGTCGCCCAAACTCTGCAAAAAAAAATCACGTTAGGATATACATAAGCTACAGGCATATCTAATACCATTGCAAACTTCTCTTGATCCGTTAGGCGTTTCTTCCAGAACTTCCATCTAGGTGTAGTCTCTTCTGTTATAACTCCCATTAAGATATTTAACCTTTGGATAAGTTCTAGTTCAGTTCCCTTGCTTAGTTCTGTGCCGTCTATAAACTGTTCTGCTTTTATTCTAGTAGCATCTACGATAGGCTCGAATCTTCTACCCTTAAATTTGAATCTATACATACTGTCACCATCAGGTGCGTTAAAAGCCCATTCCTCTCTTTTAGCTAAGGCTCTTAGTTCCTGCATAGGTAACTGCATAAGGTCGTCGTACTTGTGCTTAGTTGCTATCTCTAGCACCTTTGCCATACGCTTAACTGGATTAAGTTCTAGGTGTATTACCTCTTGAATACGTATAAAGTCTCTAACTGTCTTGTTCTTCCAACTCATACTCTCTTAAATAAATATCTATTAAGTCTTTTGTTTTCTCTAAGTCAATATAGAACTCACCTTTGTGTCTGCATCTTACTACTCGTTTAAGTATGTCAAACTCATAGGCATTCAATCCCCAGTCTTCTGCAAACTTGTACAGACTGTCTTTGCCTTTGTAATATGGTTGTGTGTTTGTGTCCATATCTATCATTTTAAAAAAGGGGCAACACTCGTTTGCCGACTACCCCCCCCTTATTGACCAAACCTTTAAATAAATTAACTCCTACTAACCGCTTAGATGGAGCGTCTAATTTTTTAAAGATATTAATACCACACTTTCTAGGTAGTGGCTTCACCTTAAACCCAAATATAATAAAATTATCTAATAATATAAACACCGCTTTGTTTTTTGCTCAACTTTCTTTCAGCAATATATCTCAAAGGGTCTAATATATGATTATAGTCGTCTATTGGCTTATCCTTATATTTGTTAGTTGAGTAGTCTTTCATCCATACGTAATTTTTAAGCTCCTTAATAGCATTCTCACTTCTCTCCGTTACGTTTATCTTATACCTCTGTACTATGTCTATTGTGGCTCTTATACTGTCTTGACCTTTAACGGATGGGTGTATATTAAAGCCCTCTAGTTTTATTTCTCTTATACTTTTAGGCTCTGCGCTGTCTGCTACTATTTCCTTGCTTTGTGTCACTCCTAACCTTAAAAGACGCTTAGAAATGTCCTGATTAGTCATTCCCCTTTCATAGCATAACTCATCTAGCCATATTTGGCCATCTGCAAACACTACCCTTATAATTGTTGTAGGGTCGTTAGTGAATCCAAAATCAATACCGTATACTTCCCATTGATACTCGGTAGGCATCTTCTTACACTCTGCCCAATTAGTGAACACAACACCCTCACGTCTTGACCGCTTACCTAGTCCGTAAACTTCCCACTTGAACTCATCTGCTGTGCCTGCTGCTATATTCTTATCCGTAGGCTCATAACTTAGTATCTTCTTCTTAACCTCTTCTGGTGCAAACTCATTATCAAACACTGTACTATGAATATACACCACGTCATCACGCTTTAATACGTTATCGTATATCCAATGTTCATCTGTTGACGGGTTGTAATCCATTATCCACTTACCCTTACATCTTTGCTCTAATTGGTCGAAATCATCCTTAGTGGCTTCTATTGCTTCGTTAATCCAGAATATATCAGTCTCTACACCATGTATCTTTTGTGGGGTGTCTAGTCCTCCAAATGTTAACTCGTTATTATTCCATTCGTATCTAAATGGATTCTTTGTAAAGTGAATAGGCAGACCTATTGATTGTATTACATTCTGCATAGTGGCCAGTACTGACATCCTAATCCATGTGTACTTCTGCCTTGCAACCATCATAGTTAAACCCTCGTTTTGGTATCCGTATAGTACTAAAGCTTGAGCAATACTCCACGACTTGCTCGAGCGGGATCCGCCCTCCAATACAATACCACGTACTTTAGGGTCGTTTAAGGCCGCCCATAGTTTCTGAAATACATCAGTAGTATGTACTTTATGCTTTGCCAAATTTTATTATGTGTTCTACTATACCTTTAGAGTAGCGCTTTAATAAATCATCATCACTTACAACCGCCGCAAACTTATTTTTTTTCAATTTTTCTAAGCTCATAAATGCCGTTGTTTATTTTCTCCGATTTAACATCTATAAAGTTTGGGTATTCGCTGAATTTGTGTTTTATCTTTAAACCCAATGCGTCTGCAATTTCTTTTTGTACCTTATCTGGATGGTGGGTTAACTCTTCAAAATGTACAATATGTGTAATGTGTTTTTTGTATCTAACCATTTGATTTTCTACATCGTCATACCTTTGCTCTGGGACATAACCATTATCGGACTTTAATACATCCTCTTTGTTTCTATGAATATGAAGTATCTTAACTTCGTTTTCAGTTATTAGATTAATTGCTTCGTCTATGAAATCCTCATCCACCCCAATACTGAATATCTGTTTTGCGTTTCTTTTTGCCACATCGTATTCACTCTCTAAAAACCTTTTTAAAGACATTTCATCAACTGCTACATTCAGACCCTCAAAAGCATTCATTAAACGTCTTAGAAGCGTTGTTCCAGTTTTTGCACAACCCGTTATATAGATTCTCATTTCTTCTTTATTACCTATTGACACGTATAAGTTTCTAATTCTTTAATCTTTTTAGGTGGCGCAACATAGAAGTTATTAGTCTTAGCGTATTTAAGGAGCTCCTTTTTCTCTACCTCTGTGTTATGTCTTAGCCACTTGTCTTTAAACTTCCTATACTCTGTGCTATTGTCCTTCCAGCTTGAGGTTAAATGTATGCTTTTTAGCATTTCAATTGGTGGTAGGTAGTAGGACTTATATCCACTAGCGTTTATTCTAAAGTTCCAATCACTATCCCAACGTCCATACATCTTGTACTCCTCATTGATAAAACCTACTTTGTCTAGTAGTTTAGTTGAGAAGAACCAACACCCATACACGTTATCCGAATGCTGCAAAGGTACTTGTTCAATCATCTCTAAGTTACGCTCTTGTCTATACCCCCAGTCATAACCCAGGAACCCTTTTAACTTACATCTAGTGTATATATTTTCAGATAGTGCTAGCCAGTTATTAGGTAGTACAATATCAGGTGCAATCATAGCAACATAGTCATACCCTTGTTCTTTTACCCTTAATAGCATTTGATTATAAGCTACTGGGTTGCCTACGTTCTCAGCTGAGTAGTGCAGGAACTTTGGCTTAAAAGATTTAACAAGGTCTTTTATACGATCATTCTTACTACCGTTATCCCATATAAACAAATCGTAATCTTTACCCGCATTGCTTAGAGTAACACCTAGACCCATCTTGGCCTTGTGGTATTCGTTCATGGTGTTACATATTACTGCTATCTTGGACATCCTAAATCTTTATATAATGACCTTGTACTGTCTATTCTAATGCCTAACATCCTACTCCAATTTAATGCAGCAGACTTGCTTTTAAAGGTCGGTTTGTTTGCCGTATATCTAGCATAATTACTTAG